AGTTTTGGAAAGTGTCAAAGCGCGCGCGGGCGGCTTGGGGAGTGATAGAGGCGGCGGCTTCGATGCCGTCTTCGATGGCGTCGGCAAAACCGAGGGCCACGGCTTCGGTGGCATCGAGCCACGTTTCGTCATCCATCATTTGCGCGACTTGCTCGGCTTCCATCCCGGTCTTGCGGACGTAAGCGTTGACCAGGGTGGCCTTGAGCTTGTCGAGGATGTCGGCTTCTTTGCGGAGTTCGTCGGCATCGCCCATCGTCATGCCCCACGGGTTGTGGATCATCACGAGCGCGTTGTCGGCAATCAGCGTCTCGTCGCCAGCCATAGCGATGACCGAGGCCATCGAGGCTGCAAGTGCATCAATGTGAACGACTAAGCCGCCTTTGTGCCGACGTAGCGCGTTGTAGATTGCGGCTCCTTCAACAACTGAACCGCCGACAGAATTGATGCGGAGGTGAACACGCTGGCCGGAAAGTTTTTTGAGTTCTGCGAGAAAGGATTTTGCGGTGACGCCACCAAAACCGATCTCATCATAAATGGACACTTCGGCTTCGCCGTCTTCGGTCTGTTGAATTGCATACCAATGGCGACTCATTGCGCTTGCTGCGGTGTCAATGCCTCGCCGTTGTTTGTCGGCGGTGCGGGGTTGGGGTTGAAAGTGGCGATAGAGTCGGCGCTGATGCCAAACTCTGCGGACAAGTCGGCCAGATACTTGGCCTCGACGGCGCGCTGGCGAAGCTGGTCTTTCCACTCAAGGCCGCGCTCGCTGTAGTCCTCGGAGTAGGTGCGGAGGCCCGCGCGGACATCGTTCAAGTTGGCTTGCGCTTCGCGTCCGTAGTCCACAGACGCAGCCGCCGGGCGCTGCCATTCGACGCGCCACCAATTTTCGTTCTGCGGAATGAGGCCGCGCTGCATACCGAGCGTGATGACGTGCGCCCACACGCGGGAGCACAGGCGGTCGATAAGCAGGGCTTGGCGCTGCTCAAAGGTGCGTTGAGCGCGGACGAGCACGGCGCGCAGGGCCGCACCGCCCGCATCGGCAGGACGTGCGGCAAATTCCCACGGCACGCCGATGTTGAGGCAGACTTCGCGGAGGAGGAGGTCGCAGAACTCGCGGAAGTTTTGCGTGGGGCGGTTCGATGTCCAAGAGATCAGGTCTTCGCCCATGCCGAGGCGCGGGATGGCGCCGCCTGCGTTGCCGAGGGATTCGACGGTGACTTCGCTGTTGTCCTGCGCGTTGACGCTGGCGGTGGATTCGCCAAAGAAGTCGGCCCCCTGCGGGTTGCTCGACTTGATGGCGAGGGCGATGTAGGAGGAAATTTTGAGCGCCATCTTCTCAAACGAGATGGCGTCCGACACATCGCGGAGGTGGTTGATGGACGGGGCGAGCGGCGTGACGTAGCGCAACTCGTCGCCCTGGCTGGCCTCGCCAACGTGGATAAGTTGCTGCGCCGGGATGTCCTCAAAACGCTGCGCGGGGTCAACGCCATCGCCGACCAAATGGCGGTAGAAGATCGGGCGTAGCTGCGGATTGACCACCACGCCGTCGATAATGTTCTGCGCGCCTTCGCGGGCGGTCGGGTTGCTCGGCTCGTAGATCGAGGAGCGCGCATCACCGATGCGGTGGGCAAGGATGAGTTGCAGCGCGGGATAGCCGGTGCTCTGCGCGGTGGCGCGGAAGAAAACCTCGCCGTCGCGGTCGATAGCGACCGAGGCGATGCGCTGCATTTCGCGCCATGTGTAGCGGCCTTGGATGTCGGCCACGCGGCTCCATTGTTCAAAGAAAGTTTCGGCGGCGTTGTCCCATGCTTCATCGCCGCTTCGGGCCTGCGGGCGGATGCCTGTGCCTGTGGCGTATCTGGCCTTCTCGCAAATCAGCCCACGGACAAAGGGCATATTGTTATAGACCCAGCGCGACAACTTCATCAGCCGCTCGCGGTCGGCGCCGGATACGTCGATGTGGCTGTCGACGGCGGTGGCGTTGTAGGGGAAGCGGCGCTGGATGGAAGGCCGCGCGGCATCGTAGCTCTGCGCCTTGGGCGAGAATGCTTTCGTTACCAGTTTCCAGCGGTCGGCGAGTTTCATCAGTGCAGCGGGTAGTTGAAGGCCGCGATGGCGGTCTTGCTGGTCTTGCGTGTCAGCCAGAGTTCCAAGTTGGCGGCGCTGAGATCCTTAATTTCTTTCCAGCAATAGAACGCCAGATCCGCAACGGTGCCTGCGGTCTGGTCTGGGGGGAGCGAATAGGAGTAGCTCTTGCCCCCCATGCTGGCGCTGACAAGAACGCGCCCGCCCTCCTTGGCGACGGTGAAGTTGTTGGAGGCGATGGCCTCAAGCGCCGCGACTGTCTTTGTCGCGTCTTTGTTGTTGGCTACCCAGACTGAGAAAACAAAGGAGCGCGGAGACATTGCTCACGCGCGGCGGTGTCAATCGGTGGGCTCGTCCAGCTTCGGCTTGATGATGTTCCCGTATTCGGCCAGCGCCAGAATCATCAGTTCGCAATCAAGCATATGGTCAGGACGGCGCCCGACTTGCTTCCAGATGTAGTTCTCCCGCCCCGTGAGCGGTGAGCGTTTGACCACCTTGCGGTGCGAATCCAGGTGCGCCTTGTATTCCTCGGAGGCATCAGAGGCCACCGTCCACGCCGGGCCTTTGCCGCCGCGCAGCCATTCCAGCACATCCTGCGCGGCGGGCGACGAGAACAGCATGAGGAAATAGCCGCGCCGATACGGCTTGAGCACCGAGATGGCCTTGCGAAGCGTCTTTCCAAATTTCACGCCGTAGCCGTCCGCGCGGTCTTCGCCCTTGGCCGGGATGTAGCGATTGCGGAGACAGACATCGAGCACCTCGTCGGTGCGGAAACCTGAGTCCACCACCACGAGCTTTGCCATTGTGCCGCCGATGTTGCGTTGCTGGTCGAGGCCAAGTTCTTGCACCTTAAACTCCAGATCCGCCCAGGTGGTGAGTCGGCCTTCGTCCACGAGCTTGCTGCTGCCGTCTTTGGCGAAGGCGCGGCAGGCGAAGTAAAAGCAATCTTGCTGAACGTCCACGGCCATGATGCGGGCAGTGCCTTCTTCGGGCTCGGCGCGGAGGCTGTATTCTCCAACGGTCAGCGGGCGGGATTCGTCGGTCATGGCATCTTCCCACGGCTCGGCCAAAATGGAGTTCACGAAATCCTGCAAGCCCATGAGGGATTGTTTGTCTTGGAGGAATTTGACGGCCAGCGCTCCGAAGCTTCGGCGCACGGAGTAGAGCGCGGAAAGGTGGTAGCTGCGATGCCCGGGGAGAGCGCCGAGGTTTTCGGCACGCCATTCGCCTTCGCGGAGCATTTTGGTTTTGCTGGCGTCGGTGATGTGGCCCGCGCAATGGGGGCACTCGAGGCGGGCGGTCTCGCAGACGCGCTTCAGATCCCATTGGCTGTCGCTGATCTTGGCGTCGTCGTCCCATTTCATCATGGGCCAGTTGAGCAGGGTCATTGCCTGGCAATGTGGACAGGGCACCCAGAAGCGGCGCTGGTCGCCCTCGAGCCAGGCCTTCCAGATCGAGCCTTCCTGCGTGGTCGGCGTGCTGGTTTGCACGATCAGGGCCATGGGGAATGACGCGGTGCGTTGCACGGCGAGCTGGACGGCGGCGGCCTCTTGCTTGGTTTTGGTTTTGTATTTGTCGACTTCGTCGAGGCAGAGGAGCGAAATGGAACGGCCGGCCAAGTTGCCGGGGCTGTTGGACCCGACGAACCAGAGGTGCATTCGGCGGAAGGCTTGGTCGAGGTTTTTGAATTTGTCTTTGTTGCCGGGCATTTCGGCGCGTAGCACTTCGTTGTCGTCGATCATCACTTGCCAGCGCGACTCGGAAAACGATTGGGCGTTTGTCTGGGTGTCGAGCACCCAAAGGGCCGGAGCCGGAGCGCGGCAGAGGCGGTAAGCCATACCGACTTGGATGGCGGTTGATTTCGCCACTTGGGCGCCGCAAAGCAGGGCCATGGAACGAACGCCGCTGGCGGGGTGGAACGCATCAAGCCATTCGCGCATGTAAGGGTAAGAGCGAACGCGAAACGGCCCCGGGGATGACGTGAAGCGAGACGAAAAAGAAATATTGGCCTCGGCCCACTCGGTGACCGACTGCCGCGGATGCGGCACCCATTGGGCCTGCCACATAGCGCGGGCGCGGTTGCTTGAATCAGGAATCCAGGCGCAGGGCATTGCCGGTGTTGCTGAGTGTGCTGAAGACTTGCTCTAGGTAGTCGGCCACGGTGTCGCGGGCTAACTCGGGGTCGGATGGGTTTGCCGCCTGGGCGATGGCGGCCGGCATGGCCTCGAGGAGGGAGCGCAGTTTGCCCGTCTCCTCGGCGATCACGGCCTGCACCTGGTCTCGGTGCATAAGGGTCTGGGCCTCTTGCTCGCTTTTGACCATGTCGCGCTTGCGCGTCTCGTGCGCCTCTTCGGCATCGCGGACGGTGCGGCTCGCGGCGGCGCGCTCTTGGATACTGCCGGCAGCCTCGAAGTCGCGCACCGCGATCCGGCGCATGTGGTCGGTCACGGCCAGATCGTCGGGCAGGTCGACGGGATCGGGCGCCGGCTCAGTCGGGCGCGGCGCCGACGGCTGTGATGTCTTGGTTCGCCTGGCGCTCTGGTTAGCGCGCCGCCACTCCGTTGCGGCCTCGAAAGAGTCGAGCGGCATCCCGCGCTTTACCGCTTTCGCCACGGCCGGCTGGCTGATGCCAAGTGCTTTGGCCATCTGGCCTTGCGATAACCTTTGGGGCATCACCCATAACCGCTGTCAAAGGGTTATAGCTCGCAGAAAAACATCGGTCTGTATCGGGCACT